GCCAAAATCTTCATCGTTATCTACATATTTTTCTAATAAGTCGTGTACTGCAGTACCACGTGTAGAAGCTTTACGACTAATTTTATTAGCTTCTTCCTCTCCTACTCGAGCTCTCCACTCTGCTATTTTATCTCTTGATAGAATAGATAGGACTGTAGTGATACTAGGGTATTTAGTTCCATCAGGTGTAGTATACATTCTACCGTTGCCTGTTGAATTAGCGGATAGATCATCATAACCTAGATCTACTGGCTCGTGGATAAAACTCATGATTGTTTCCGCCAAGGCTTTTTAGCACCGTCTTTTGGTTTACCTTGCGCTGCCATTTCTGTTTTATATCCATTAAGGATAAACTCTAATCTGTACTTATCAATCATAGGAGATTTTTCAATAGCTTTCTTTACTGCTACGAGTTCCTTTCTTCTTTTATCTGAACACGAGCGTTGAGTTTGTTTGTGGACAATACCATATAGTTCGTATTGCTGAGATAGACTTAAGGGTTTGATTAACTCTCTAGCTTCTTGGTCGTAATTACGATCTTCTACTTTTTCTTCATATCGCCATTTGCTACTCATATTATAACTCGCTCTATTTAATTTATGGTACTATTATAACACAATACAAAAGGAATGTACACATTTATTTGCTATAATTTGCCATTCTCATACAATTCTTTTGTCATTATAAAGTCGCGTACAAATCCACTTCGTACAATATCGTCCCATTTAAATTCAATATGCTCAAAGCGATTCATGTGTTCAATGATATTAATAAACTCTCTGATGCCATTCTTATCGTTATTACCTCTAAAGTCTGATTGGTAATAATCACCTGCCATTATAAATCGGCATCCTTCATCAAGTCTTGTGATGACTGAGCATAACTCGTGGTAGTTACAATTTTGAGATTCATCGACTATGACAACCGCATTCTTAATTGTTAGACCTCTTATAAATGAAGTTGTTTGGAACTCTACTATCTTTTTAAACTTAGTTAGTTTGTCCCATGCCTCGTTGTCGTCGAATAAATCGTTAATGATTGCTCTATAAGGTGCAGTGTATGCGTCTTCCTTTTCTTCTTGTGTACCAGGTAGGAAACCCATATCCCTTGTTGGTACTGCTGATCGCACAATAACAACCTTTTCGTATTCTTTCTTTAACACAGCTTCGAGTGCTAGGTATAGAGAGATAAACGTTTTACCTGTACCAGCAGATCCATCTAAACACATATGATTACCAGAAGCAAATGACTCAAAAGCTTTCTTCTGATTATTAGTTAATGGATCTAATTTAGCAAGGTGTTCTATTCTTAAAACTGAAGGCTTTTTACTCATTTGGTTTGAATCCGATGTCGATCTTTTGGCGGCAATCCGCTTTTAATTCTTTCTTGCACATCTTTCCATCCACTACCAGCCTTTGTTAACATGTCAGGGCCTGCTGAATAATTTAAAGCAGCAACCTTAGTATATGTTCGTTGCAAGTGAGGGTTATTAGTAAGAAAGTCGTCGTATTCAGATATCTTAACCATATGTTCTTCGAGCTCATCAGTCTCGATATTTTTAAAATCATACAATGGCATAGTTAAACCACTCCGGTACGTTACGTTTGGTCCACTTCATTGCGAACCGCTCTTGTTTAGTTTGGTAAAATGCACGATATGACCTAACCGCATCCTCGAACATACACTCTGGATTAGAGCCCATCGCTAATCTGAAAGGAGATTTGCGATCAGTATATTCAATATTCTTTGGTGGATTTCTCAACACCGTAGCTAATTTAGTTTCAGTAGCATGAACTTTACCATACCTATATGTATACTCATCACAAAGGGCAATGAAATGTTTATAGTGCCAATCGTAATTACTTGCATTTTCTCTAGACCAGACCGTACAAGGATGGTTCATATGTACAGCTTTGTATAGAATGTTTTCTTTGTAGCCATCAAGTTTCCAGTACTTAACAATACGCTTACCGGATTTAGATGGTCGCATTTCAATTGTACCATCAAGCATTCGATGCACCGTAGATAACATCTGGCCTGACTCAACAACCATTTTTGGAATGTGTTTATCGCACTGTAATTGTGCTGCTTTCACGGGATCATTGTCTAAAATAAATATATTCATAATGTATATTCTAATGTATATTTGAATGTATATTATATCACAGTTTGAGTAAAAAGTAAACCCCCTTTCGAGGGTTTACCTGAGTTTTTTTGCGGTTACCCTCCGGCGGCTCGCATGTATCTAATTGTCTCGTCGATATACTCGGCTTTCCTTTGCATCTTATATGCTAGAGTTTCTTTACCTTTCTTCAATAAATTCTTACGATAGTGTAGTATCTCATTACGATCTTTTTTCAAACGTTCAATTTCTTGACAATTCATAAAAGCCTTCCTTATGTTAGTTATGAGTGTTATTACTATCATAATATAGCCTACTCTGCTATTAAATCAGGGAACGCTTCCCGACATAGCTTTTTGGTTATGCCAATGTAATTTAAAGATTGGTCCTTTGCCTTACATAGCATTTCGGCTTCAGCTGGAGATACTGCCTCCAATAGCCGAATGAATTTGGACTCTCTGTCAGCTTGTTTAATATTTTTTGACCATTTATTCTTAAAGAAGTATTTAAATTGACTATCGTGAGATATGGCCAAAGTGGTTATTGGCTTTTCTGAAGGTGTATAAGGTGGAGTTCCTTCTGGAATTAAGCAAGTAATCGATTTATCAAAGTTCATTCTTAGAATAGTTTGCATGATCCTTGAATCGTTTTCTTTTAAAGCTTCGAGTCGAGCTTCTCGTGTAGTTAGCTTATTAATATCCTTTAAAACCTGTACTATAGTTTTATCCATTGTAAAATTCCTCTACTACTTCAATCAAATGTTTGCATCTTTTCTTAATAAGATAATTTAGCACTTTCATTTTCATTGGAAGTTTTTGTGTGTTAAATGTATTTATAATTTTTTGATTTAGATCATCAGGAGTTTCTGTTAGATCAATCAGTTTTTTATTGCGTTGGTAGTTGCGATAAATCTCTTCTGGCATAACCTCTCTTAATCTATCTGAAGACTCGATCCACTCGTCGATTCTAGTTTGACGTAGTGGTGTCTGTTTGAGTGAGTCCACAAAAGTATTGTCTGCGGATAATATATTCGGGACACCGTCTCCAGTATCGCCACGCATAATATGATTCCACATATATGTGAGAGGGTTCTTGTCTGCAACCATTTTCTTTTGAATTGGAGAAAACTGCTTAACATTGCTAAACCTGTGTAATTGAATAAAATCTTTATCTGAGGATACAATCATTACTGGTTCGTGCTGGCCGAACTCTTGCGTCTGTAGTGTAAGAGAACCAATAATATCATCAGCTTCTGCACCTTCAACTTGTATCACCTTGTACGGAAAGTTTTGTTGTAACTCTTCTCGTATCGTATTAATAATTCTAAATACTTCTGGCCAATCCATATCAGATGAGCTATCGCGCTTCTTTTTACGGTTTGCCTTATATGCTGGATATACGGTCTTTCGCCAATTATTTGGACTATCAACACATATAACCATTTGGCCGTATTCTTTTCGGTATCGCTTATTATACATACGGATACTGTTTAGAATCATATGCCGTATCATGTTTTCATCATTTAATTTCTGCACTATAATATTGCTTAGTGCTATCTGACTATAATCAAGTAATATCATCGTCTTCTTCGGTCCATTCACCAAGTTGCTGCTTTAATTCTATAGCTTTTAATTTAATATAAAGGCTATCCATATCTTTCTGTATTCTATGGTCTATACCTAGAAACCTTACCATTGATGTGTGTAGCATATTCACTATAACATGAAAATCTCTGGCTTCTGGAAACTCTTCGTTTCTTGGATCAAAGCCTTTTAGCCAAGAAATATCATCTTCATTAGCTAATCTTTCAATCTCATCAGCCATTACAAGTACTAAATGTTGAGCGACATCGGTGCATTCGCCCAGATAATCTTGTAAAATTTCTGTTTCATCTCTTGGTTCTTCTACTACTTTCCCAGTGGGAAACTCTATTATTTTGCCCATAATGTGTATATTATATCACACTCTCTGTTATTTGTACAGGGTTTTTATTGCATTACCACCAAGTTTTATTTGAATGATTCCATTATAATAGTCATCAGTTAGAAGAACACCTCGATCGAATTGTTCCTTAGCTTCTAAATAAGCACACTCTCCTCGAGTCCTACATAGATGAAGAATCTCTCGTGTAAATAGACCCTCACCATGTTTTTCTACATCTGCTTTTAAATGCTTGTTAGATCCATAATAAGTTTTCCAATCACTCTCAACTAATAAGCGTTGGCGACGTTTTCGTGTCTTGGTCTTAGGTTTAGTCTTCTTAAACCAGAAGAATTTCTTACCCACATACATTTGGCCTGTCTGAGTGTTTGTAATTAAATACACAAATCCATATAGTTCTTTTGGATCACACTCTTCAGGCAGTAGGTATTCTTCTTTGTTATAAACCCATTCCATCTTATTCGCTGAAGTCTAGTTCATAGTCTTCTTGAATTTCTTGTTCAGCTCCGCAATACGGACAGTGTATAGTTTTTGGTGGATCATCTTCGAATGTAAGTTCGCATGATGAAAAACAGTTGATACACTCTAGTGAAACTTGGCCCGGTATTTGCATTTAATCTCCTTAACTATCTTGATTTTGAAGCCAACGACTAAACTCTGGATAGCCACCAATTGGTGTATCATCTGAGCTAATCTGAGGGACTGACATTGCGTTTGGAAATATTTCCAATAGATCTTCCTTAGTGTAATCAACACCAAGCTTTTTGTACACATACTCAACGCCACCTTGTTCTGCAATATTCTTAGCCATATCGCAACGAGGGCATTGATCTTTTCCGTAAATATTAATCATAAACTTAAACCTTTTAGTACGTTATCGTCAACATCTTGTTTTACACCACCAACAACATAGGAGCTAATTTCTGTTTCTTGTGGTGCTACTTGTACATCGCTTCCACCAATCCACTTTTGTGTCCATGGTAGAGGATTAGCTTGTGGTACAGTGTATGAGCATGGAAGACTCAATGCTCTCATTCTTTTACAACCAATCCATTCTATATATTCTTTTAGAATAGCCTCATTTAAGCCAATCATTGAGCCATCTCTAAAGAGGTAATGTGCCCACTCTTTTTCTTGCTCGATTACTGATTCAAATAGTTTTACTACATCTGATTCCATTTCCTTTGCAATCTTAACAAAGTCTTTGTCTTCTAGTAATAGCTTCTTAATCATCATTGTAGTACCAGCAAGGTGTGTGTTCTCATCTCTTGCGATAAACTTAATAATCTTAGCATTACCTTCCATCTTCTTGAGCTCAGCAAATGCCCATGAACATGCAAAGGATACATAGAACCTAATACCTTCAAGAGCATTAGCACTCATTAAGCACATCCATATCGCTCTCTTATGATCCATCTTACTAATATCTTTATTCTCATTTGCTTCAATAAGAGTATCATAGTATTGTGCGATGTCCTTACCGCACTCTAGTATTTCCTTAACATCTAGCATTCCATCAAATACGAACGAGGGGTCTGGATAAATGTTACGGATAATATGTGTATACGATCGACTATGAATAGTTTCAAAGAACGACCAGGTTTCAATCCAGTTCTCTACTTCAGGTAAAGAACAGATAGGTAAAAATGCTAGGTTAGGTGCACGACCTTGTACAGAGTCGAGCAATATTTGTCTCTTGAGATTAGAAGTAAAGATATGCTTTTCATGCTCAGTTAATCCATTGAAGTCTTTCTTATCTTTAGAAATATCTACTTCCTCTGGACGCCAAAAGAATCCTAATTGCTTTTCTGTTACCTTATCAATTGCTGGATACTTTAGCTCATCAAATCTTTGAATATCAACCGCCTCATCAAGAAACATCTTCTTGTCTAAATGTGATTTTCTATTCTTTTTCAATACTGTCATTTATATTCCCTTTATTAGATTTTGCACGATTCACAATCGTCTTCGTCGTAGTCTGACATTACATTAGCAGCATCATCAACAGCCGAAGGTAAGTCCTCTTTCATTTCTCCAGCACCATCAAAGGTGTTGAAATAGTACAATTGCTTTAATCCAAACTTATATGCAGTAACCAAATCTTGTATCATAACTGACATTGGAATTTTATTATCTTCAAAGTGTTCAGGGTTATATGAAGTGTTGACTGATATTCCCTGGTCAATATACTTCTGTAGGATTGCACATATTTTTAGATAACCATCTGGTGATTTCTGATCCCATAAGAGATCGTACTTATTTTTTAGATGGTGGTAACCGGGTACAACTTGAGCGAGTACGCCATCCTTACTTTGCTTATATGAAACCAAAGCGCGAGGAGGTTCAATACCGTTTGTACTGTTACTAATTTGTGCGGATGTTTCTGCTGGCATTAATGCCATTAGAGTGCTATTACGAATACCTGTTTCTTTTAACTGAGACCGTAATGAATCCCAAGGTAGACGTTCGCTATGCTCTATTAAATTATCTACCGCACTCTTATATGTATCAATTGGAAGAGCTCCAGAGCCGTATTTTGTCTCATTATTTAAA